TAGTCTTATCAGAAGATGGAGTTAACGTAAACTGTTTAAACTCTCCAGCAGGAACACTTCCTCCTTCACCTCCTGTTATAGATAAAGTCTTAGATGTACCTGTTCCGTTATATGCTGTAATAGAAAAGATATCTGTAGATGATACAGGTATGTTAGAAGGTCTGTCAGTAAGTAATACAGCTGAACCACTATCTAACCAGTTATAAGATATACCGTTATTAGGGTCAACTATACCTGGAAATACTTCTATGGTATCAGAAGCTAAGTTAGGATAAACGGTAATAGAAGAAGAAGGTGATGTACCATACTCTTCTCCAAACTGTATATCAAAAGACTGTACAGATGTTACAGGTGTAAAGTCATCCTGTATCCAAGATAGATCATATTCGAGGTAATCGTTTAAAACTCTTGATGGGTCAAATACACCAACACCATATGGATTAGGATACTGTTTTATCCTTGTTAAAAGGTCACCTCCTTGTTTTACATCCATCACATATTGAAATTGTGGTGAGGCAAAAGCAGAAGAAGAAACTACATATACAAGATTTGTATACGTTACGTTTGGTGTGGTTGGCTGTTGGGTTATACTGTAAGCCATTACTTAAAGTTTGGGTTATTTTTAAATGATTCCTCTATTGTAAATGCTACTTCGTTTTCCATAGCGTCTAATATAATGTCTTCTCCTTCATTAAATGCAGCATCGATAGATCTTTCTATGAAAGGAAAAGGTGTAATACCTTTCTCTTTGATCTTTCTACCTATAAGGAATGCTGCACTATCAAGAGATATCTTTTTTAATCTTATTGGTTTATTTTTTATCCATTTTTTGATAGCCGGTGGTGGAGGAAAAGATCCTCTCTTTCTACCTTCATCTACAAACTGTCCGTAGTATTCCATATTGATGGCTATATCTACTACATCACCTGTCTGAGATGTTGTTACATTAATGCTGTTAGATAAATCACCTGTAGAGTCTTTCTTACCTCTCTTTAAGGCAACTCTCATATTTTCGGCAGCTAATTCTCCGAATCTTTCTAACCCATCAAGTAATTTTTTACCTATCATATTGAACCTGTAGGATAGCTACAGTAATCTAATTTAAATGGTGTTGTTACATTTATTGTAGCCACCCAACCAAATACTCTATCTTGAAATGCTTCATTAACCGGTAATATGTTCTGAAGAGTAATATCGTATGTTTGTTGTATGTTAGTCTGACCGAAGTTAAACCAAGCCATCAAGTCATAGATATAAATCTCAGTATTGGATATTACCTCTATATTACTACCATCAGATACTTTAGGTATATCTAAACTGTATAATTCGAAGTTTAATATTCTTGTCCTATCAGTTAAGTTAGCACCGGTAGGTCTTAGATAGATGTAAGGGTATAATTTATTTACTGCATTAGCATCTAAATAATCTAAAGTACCACTATCGAATTTGGCTATCTGTAAATGTGCATTACAAGCAGCTTGAAACTCGTTTACTATCTGACGGTATGTAAGGTTATTTGTAGTCATTTAACGTACTTACTTGTATCATTAATGTTGCAGCTATTTTATTGTCATCAAACCCTTTATCTCTTAACGCTTTTACTTTATCTGCTAAAGGATCTTTTACTACGTTAACTGTTGGTGTTTCGATAGGTTTATCCTCTGTTAGAGAAGGTGTTTGAATTGGTTCGTTTATTTCGATTTTTTTCTTAGCCATAATTATCTATATCTTGCTCTTATTTGTGCCTGTTGGTGGGCCTTTCTTTCGGCTTTCTCAACCTCTCTATTATAATCTTTATCTATCTCCAAATAGTTACACGCAAATAAGAAGTTTAAGTCTGTGATTGATTTGTCTCCAGTGATTGAAAGTATGTTGGTCTTAGAGAGACTGTAAAGGGTACCAAACCACCCCCAATGCTCTCCAAAAGACTTAGAATTTGATTCTCGTGTCTCTCCTTCGTCCTCCTCGACATGTTTCCCTCCAAATATTGAATATGATTCAAGTATAGGCTTGCAGTGCTTAAAAAAAAACTAACACCACCTAACACTATATCTACTGGAAGGTTTTTAAACTTATCTGCTCTTTTATCGAGCTTATCACTATCGTACTTTTCTATGGTGTAGTAATCAAATGGGTTCTCTATAGAGTCTCTTAACGATTTAACATGACTCTTAACCGCCCACTTTAAACTACCAAAGCGATGATCTGTTACAGGTCGATACAGTATCGCTGCTATCTTGTGTAGGTTACCTTCTGGATTCTTAGTAAATGTTTCTAAGTCAATCCATTCACCTACCGATGTTTGTTTAATATTAGCAAAGCCATACATCTCACCATCATACTCAAATAATGTGTGAAACGTTTCTTTAGGGTCTGCTAATTCAGCAAAATCATTAGCTATCTGTGTTAGTGTTGTAATAGGCCACTCTCTTACTTGTGATACTGGTAGACCGGTAATTACACTTACTGATTTTATTAGTTTACCAAAAGGTGAATCTCCTTTATACGCCTCTACCTGCTGGTAAAGATCAATGGAAATATATTCTGGTAGGTCTAATGTTATTTTGTTTGCCATGTAAATAAATAGTTTAGATGTATTAGGTTTGTGTTAACCAAATACTGGTTTAATGTTTCTTCCTCCTGAAACGTATATTGGTCTTGATTGAGATAGTTTCTTTCTTGAATAGTTAGCCATTAGTATTGCATCTATATGGTCATCATGTCCTCCAGATATATGCCCGAAAGATAACTTACCGTTGGCTGACATTTTATACGTATATTGTGCAAATTCGGTATGTAACTGCGGACATAAATCTTCTGAAGGTAATTCTATTGTACCTGTCTCTATATCATTAATTAGAGTTCTAACCATATCAGTTTTATTATCCTGATTGGTGTTAAATGGTTTTATTTTTCTAAACTTTGGTTGGATTAGATCGTAAGTAGCTCTACCGATACCGTTGGTTTCAATATGACCACCCACTATATTGTACTTAGACATGATGTTTGAAAATCTTGTCGCTACGGTATTGATATCTGTATTGGTAATACTCTCTATACGCAACACCCTGCCAATAGGAGAGATTAAAGCTAATACACTGCTATCATCGGATAAACCTGTATCTATACCTACAAATGCATCTCCTCCTTCTCTCCATTCACCTATACTTGATACTCTACTAACTCCTACAAATACATCATTGGAGCTATCTACGAAGGCTGCTTCATATTCTTGTTTGTAAATGTCTGGTGGTAAACTCTTTTTAGCTTCTTCAATTAACTCTTTACTCACATATGGACATTCTTCGAGTTTAAACCTCATAGATACTACCTCAGGTTTGTTAAACCAAGTAAATAGGTGGTTCTTTCCTTTAGGTGTAGATACTAATAAGCATTTCTTACCAGAAGGGTTAAGTGTAGGAAGGATAACAGTATTGATTGTTGTATCTTTGATATATGCTGCCTCATCGAGTATTACATAATGAAATCGAAACCCTCTTATGTTATCTGCTGAATCGGCTGAAAGAAACTTTATTGTACTACCATTTATAAAGTTAACAGTAGCTTCCATCCTATTACTTGTTGTTATAAGATCTTGTGCTGCATTAACTATTTGATCAAGTACTGATTTAGCCTGAGAGAATGTTGGAGATATCCAAGCACACTTCTGATTCTTATTCTGTAATGCCCAGTATAGTAGTATGTTTATTGCCAGTAACGTCTTACCACTACCTCTCGGGCTCACCACACATCCAAACAAATCATCACTATCGATAAAGCTATTAATAAACTGTCTCTGTTTATCGTAAGGTGTAAATAATTTAACGTTCACTTTTCTGTTTTAATCTGTCTATTTCTGCCTCTAATAATCTTAACCGTGTTGTAAACCCTTTATATGCTGTTTCTAAATGGTATAACCGTTGAAGAATTATTTCTAACTCTTTATTCGTCATCAGCAAAAGAAACTTTAATTTCTCCTTTTATATCTGCCTGTATTTTCTGAATATCATTACCGGTGTATTTAAAGATCTTTGCAACAGCAGCATCTCTTATTTTTGGATTTTCATCTGCCATAAGACGTATTAGTTCTTGTGTGGCAGGTTTTAATTGTTTCTGAAGTAGATCCTTCCATGTCTCTTCATATAGTTCTTTTGCTTTGGTGAAGTATTGACATAGTTGTTGTTCTGACTTATCACCATAATACTCTTTTGCCCATTTAACGTAACGTTCTTGGGTGTAGTTTTCTTCGTATCTTAACTCGTAAGCCTTCTTTATTCTATCCTTTATCTCCTTGTCGCTAAGCTTATTTCCAGCCATTTTATATACATTATATGTTCAACAATAAATAGCTTATGTCTCCTTAGTTTGTGTACTCATAATATCGCCAGTTATATTTGTCGAAATAACGTTTAATAAGTTTTGTATCAAACTCCCAGTTTTGTTGTTGGAAAATATCTTCAATATTTACGTAAGTACCCTGTATATACAAATGAACCGTATTTGTGGTTATTCTAACCTTTATGGCTTTCTTTCTTATTGTATTTAAAGTTCTACCGTAACTTGTTACTATGTATCCTGAATACCCTAACGGTGATAGATCTACCCATTGCTCTCCCTCTTTGAGTACTGCTTGAACAAACTCTTCATCCGTAACATCCAATACTTGGGTAAAACCCGGCAATAAAGATTTATCAAGATTATTGTATATAACATAGTCTGCTTGAACATAATCATCATCTGTGACATATTTATTCCTTCTCATTGAAATTTCGTAACCAATTATCGTAACTTTTATTAACCTGTTCTGCCAGTTGTCTATACTGACACGAACAATCTCTTTTTTGTATTGTGTCTTTTTGTTTTAAGATTCTTTCTGTTTCATAATATACTGCCAGAGTTTCACCTCTTAACGTTCTGCCTTTATGTATAGGAAATACTTCTAAAAGGTACTTTATTTGTTCATCCTTCATACCATACGTTTATGTAGTCAATAATAAATCCAATGATAAAGCCAGATAAAGCACAAAGAGCTGCAGCAGGGATGTCAAGAGTAAGAAGTAGACCTAAAGTAAAGGAAGAACATTTACTGCAGCTTAATACCTTATTAACAATGACAGAAACTCTACATGGAAGAAGTTTAATAAGGTAATTCTTTGGCTTTTGTATCGGTTCGTACCAGAATGCAATCATTACACCTATTACGGACAAACCTATAACATTAAATATCGTTGGTTCAATCATTTTTTAACTCATTCAAATAATCTAATACTATTTTTCTTATTCTTTCAATATCCTTTCTCTCCCGAACGATCTTTTTTGAGGTATACCAAGATATTAGCTTACCCTTGAAAATTACAGAGAGTAAAGCTATCATAAGGATAACATTAACTATAAGGCTTAAATAAAATGTTTGCATCTGTTTTTTAGTTGTTTTTGTACTTGTGTTGCTGTCTGTTTAAAATTATAGTATGGAATATCGTATTCTTTAGATAAAGTAGAAGCAGGTTCTTTGTTTATAAGTAATCTTCTAAATACCATCTGTTCATATGCTGGTAATTTTTCTAACTCACATTGTAAGCATTGTAAAAACTCATCTGGTTCATCTTCAAATACGTGTAAATGACTTACATGGTCATCTGAATACTTTTCGTAATCAAAATTAGGAAAGAACTCTCTCTGCTTTATATGGTGGTGTCTATACTCTCTATAAAACTTACTTGATGAACTCTTTAACTGAGTACCCATAATAAATGTTATGAAGTTTTCTGCTTTACCTGTCTTAAAAGCTTCTACTTGTTTATCTATAGGTTTATTAAGAAAAAACTCTACAGCTACTGCTATCAGATCTAATCCATGCTTATCAAAAGCCACCCCACACGTCTTCTTAGAGTTTATTATAAGTTGAGGGTATAGCTTGGCTAATTCCTCTCTTACGTATTTTTCTTTTTGTGTTAATTCCATTACTAATAATATAAACCATTTATTATAATTATCCAACTTTTACCTAAAAAAAGACCCGGCACATGGGAGACCGGGTCAGAAAGGTAGGGGAAACAAATGACAGATAAAGGAAACCCTACCGAAATAATAAAATATTTTTTACTCTAATGGTTCACCAAAAGCTTCATTTCTATAAGCTCTTCCTTGTGTACGAACTTCTAACTGTTGTTCAGGTGATAAAGCATTATATTGCTCCATTGTTAAATCTGTTAATTCTTGTCTTGTCCAAGTTTTCATAATTTATATGTTTTTTAATTTATTTGACTCCAGCTTGTTCCGTTATGGAAATACAAGTTAGATGCTGATACAGCAAGTTCACCTAATGCTCCTGTTGGTAAAGGATTTTGTGGTGCAAGTTTTATCGTTTCTGAAATGTTAACAGATCCTGTTATCTCAACATCTGATCTTATATACGTATCAAGAGCATCAACATTTATATTTGCTGAACTGCTGATGTTGATATTTTGTGAGTATAAGTTTATTCTGTGATCAGCATCGAGTTGAATATATGGAAATCCTGCTCCTTTATTTAAGTTTAAGGATGAACCAGAAGTAGACATGTTTACAAACGATCCATGAGGTCCTCCAAAGGTAATCTCAACATCTCCAGAGTTTGGACCGTAGTTACCAAAGTTAAGGGAGTTTGCTTGAGTACTGTAAGATGTTTTGGTTGGATCGTTGTATGATTGTCCTACACCAAAAGTAGCATAAGAAGAAGATGCTGCAAGAGAACCAGATGGGTTTGTAATAGTATAGCCAACTGCCTCTGGTGTATCACCATCTACTGTAACACGATATTCTTGAACATTTATAAGCTTTCTTGTGTCACCAATGTTGGTTCCTGATGTTTTAACTTCAAAAGTATCTGCTCCATACTTTCCTTGTGGAGAAAACATTTGGTATCTTGTTCCCAAAGGAGATACGTAAAACTCGTTTCCGTAGTTGTATCCGTAGCTGTCCCAAAACTCAACTCCATATGAACCTCGGTAAAACTTACCAAAGCTTAGATAGTTGGCTAACAAGTTGTGAGCAAGATTGTATGTGTTACCAAACTGGTCTGTTACAGGTCCAAGCTGAACAAGATCTTTCTCTGTGTTGTTTGCAAGAGTTCCAACCCTGTTTTCGATATTTCCTCCAACTGTTGTAAAGATATCATTTCCGTTAAATGCAGCTATGTATCCGTTTGTTGCTGTTATGTTTCCTGTTGCTGATAAAGCTCCACTTACATTCAAAGATCCTGTTACACCTGCTGATGCAGAGATTGGTGTAAGGAATGTTACACGTCCATCTGTCCAGTTAGAGGCATCTTCGAAACCTACGATGGTTGGATAGTTTCCTCCTGGATCATTTGAATATATACCTGGTCCAGTCCAATCACCAAGGTAACCCCATTGTTGCATTTGACCGGCTATACCAAAGTCGTTATTGTTAAAGTTATCTGTTACTTGTACAACACCTCCGTTACCTCCAGCAATACCTGCTGAGTATTGTCCTGATGAATCATTTGCTCCGATGTTAGCTCCAGCTACAATAGTATTTCCAGCAAGACCTGCTATTTCAAATCTTGATTGGAATGTTGGTAAGATAACTTGCATACCACCAGAAACAATCAGAGAGTTTTGTCTTTTGTTTGCTGGTAGACCTTGAACTTTAAGTACTTCAACACCGTATATATCTGTTACACTTACGTTGTTTGTTCCTAAGTTATCTACACCCGTTACATCTAAAACACTTGATACGGTAAGTGATCCTGTTATGCCTGCAGAACCGCTATATTGTCCATCCCATGTTCCAGCATTTCCTGCTGTTTCAGCATATATTGCATGTGAAGCGCTGACTGCTGATGCTACTGATAAACTTGATGTGGTAACAAACTGATAAGTTCCTCCTCCATCTCCAACAACAATTTGACCAGTAGGAAGATTAGGAAGATCATTTGCTACTCCAGGTCCTTTAATTACACCTGAACCATTTATAGCTGCTTTAGCTACATATCCAAGAGCTTGAACTTGTACATTTGAACCAGTAGGTCTTGCATTTATATATCCACCACCAGCTTTAACATATACTATATCTCCAGAAGTGAATAAATTAGTATCTACACCTCCAATATATCCATCTAAGAATGCTTGTCCTTCTGCTCCAGCTGCTATATCTTCTCCTGCAATACCTCCTGCCGGCATTCTTGCTGGGTTAGCAGCATCAGCTCTATATACACCAACAATATTTCCACTTGTTCCACTATCTGTAAAGAATAAAGGAGTTCCTTTATCTATTTGTGTAGCTTCTAAGTTTTTTACTTGAACATCTGTATTAGTTGCTCCG